AAAGCTCTCCAAGAGTCGGAGTAAAATCCAACTTCATCTGATTGGCATCTTGCCAGACCCGGACGCTAAACTCGTCTGGATTTGGTGTTGGGATGACTTCGAGCTTGATTTCAGGTGAGGCCATTAGGGAACTTGCGGCGGGCTAGTAGAAATAATGTCACCCTCTTGGTATTCAGCCGGTAGATAGCGAGGTTGTGCGCTGGCACCCATATCAAATAACCAAAAGGTCTTGTTAAGAAGGGTTTGACGAAGTGGTAAATGCCCAACTTCATCAGATATTGATGCTTTAGGAGTTGCGAAAAGAGCTGGACTCGCAATCACGCCTCCCACAAGATTAGCGGTAATGGGTTGATTGGGGTCTGCATAAATACCAAAACCCTGCGGAGCACCAAGATTAGCGGCGTAAGAAACTCCGCCGCTTGCCCCCGCTGATACACTTGCCTGAACCCCCAAACCGCTAAAAATATCTCGAAACTCGCTCGACCAAGCACGCATGGCATCCGTGGAAACGATCACCGCTCCAGCCGTGATATTGGTTCCGATGGCGACCGCCGACCCGCCCTGCGTCTGGGCCAGCTTGCAAGTGGCTCCGCTGGCATCTATGACGTAGTATGGCGTATTTACCGTCACACCAGAGCCTCCAGTCAGACTCGTAAAGGTCAAGATCATGCCGTTTACTAGCGTTGCGCCAGTAATCGTCACTACGTTGGTGCCGGAATTGCCGGATACAGAGGTGTAAGGCGTCTCCTTGGTTGAGAGGAAAACATCGACCACGTTGGCGTATTTTGCCCACGTCAGGTTGTTGTTGCGGATGAGGTAGAGATTTGTCCCGGCCATAATTTTTCAGAGAATATCACTTGCGCGAGGGAGGGCAAGTGGTTAATGTTTCGGCAGCTTGAAAGAGCTGGCTTCGGGTGCAACTGGAGCAATCCAGAGAAATCCGAAGCAAAAGCCCGAATTTCCGCCTGCACCCCGGAGTTCGGGCTTTTTCATGCCGTGATCCTTAGCCTACTCAGCAAAAGAGGCTACCCAAACCGAGAGGCAGGGAATGCTCGACATGCAGAAAGTGAGATTTCAGTGCTTCCCGTAGCATCTAACACGGGAGATATTCGCAGGGGGTTATAATCTAGCGAGGGAAACCAATCTAGGTTGTCAGGGCGAATTCAAACAATCCTGACGGGTTACTCTCTCTGTCTCAACACGCTTAACTGCGTGGGGAGTGGGAGGGGTTATGCAGAGAGAAGGATTTCCTCAGTGAGAATCAATTAAATTACAGCCATGACCCTAAACCGAGAAAAGCTCGAAGCTCTTTTTAACTGCAATGCTCCAAACGCACGACAGATAACCACTTTCGGTCTTCGCTACCCTCTCCGCAGAGGCTGGATGAACCAACTTATCGGCCAAGAAATCAGCGATGCGCTTTACGCTGAACTGATGGACTGCAAAGGTAGAAGGCCGCGAGGAATCCCCCAAAAGCAATGGCGCAAACCCTGCATTCCATGCTAAATTTACATCAATATGACTGAATACAAATCACAAGGACACAGCATAATAAATGTCATGGCAGCTAACAGGCTGGCCCAGTCTGGCTTTCTTAAGCCTCCGCCAGAGCTTGTTGAATTTGAAACCTGTTACCGGCGCAGTTTTGTCATAAAGGCTTGCTTTCAGCTCATGTTGGAAGACCCCAAATTAAGAGCTGCCATCAATGCAAAGGTGGATAAGCTAATTTCCACTGATCCATGCAGGCCGAAACACCGCTGCAAAACATGCTACGGAAGCAAAATCGAGTATTGGCATAAAACCAAACTGGATAGTGAAATCCCTTTCCCAAAATGTGAGAGATGTGGAAAAGCTGAAACCTGCATCCCAACTGACTAACCCTTGACCACTCATCCGAATAAGCGTAAGGTTGAGCATATGAACTCAAAAAAAAACACACCAATAAATAAATCTTGGTTTGGTCGAGGTTGGCAATTGGCATCATGCTCGGTTTACTTGAGGGAAAAGAAAATGTCGTATGCCTTCTTTCGGTCATCCCTTTACAAAGGAGATGACAGGCACCCAAAGTTAATAGTCAAACGAGAGCAAGACGCTGGATGTAAATGCAGTATATCACCCAAAGCTCACACCAGCAGGTCGCAATTTGATTTAGCGTGGAGCATTTTTATAGAATGGTTTGCAGTGAATAAAAACTATAAGCTACTCCTTTATCTACCCGGTAATAAAACCGATATAATCTGTGGTCAAAACCTTGCTGGAGGACAGTTTTACCGACCATGAAGACCTGCTCCACCTGCCACAACGCCGGACGTTCCTTGTGGAGTAATTCCTGCCTCTGCACAGGAGACGCCATGCTTCCAACGGCTTTTCATTCTTGGTCAGCAAAAAACCGCATTCCATACAGCATTTTACAGCCTAAAATTGAGGCTCCAAAAGTAGTTGTCAGCAGACCAAAGTTGGTGTTTGGTCAAAAGACATCGAAGAAAATATGATCTACGAAGAAGAAACCCTAGAAGACGCCATTATTGAAGGTCTGCACGAAACCGTGTTTAACCCCGATAAAGCTGTTCGTTTAATCCGCCGAAACCTAGATCAGGGAATTGCCTGCAAATACATTGTGGATTTCTACAAGCTCGAAAACGGCAAGATCGTCATGGAAACAAATCTGCACACCAAGGTTGAGCCTAAGAAGCTGGGTAGGAGGGTGGTGGTGTGATTGAAATAAAGTCAAATTCCAAAGCTGAGATATGTCCGCCATTTTGGTATGGGGTAGCTTCGTTTTTTATTACTCCGGTTGGTGCCATTTTATTTGTTTTTGCTGGACTGCTAATGATCTTAGCTTGGCCTTTTATTCCATTTCTCTGCTACATGCGGAGAAGGGATGAATTGAGTAAAGCATCTATCTCATCTCCTCCACCCAACGCACCATGATTGGCGTGACGCCGGGATTCTCGCCATCGTGCATTGAACATCCTTTGGGGCACTCGATAAACCACACGCCGTCAAAACCAATTTGAGGCTTTTCTTTGTGTTGTCGGCAAACAGGCGCGGTTTTGTTAAAGTCGCGCATTAGGTGTTCGATGGGCGTCATTTCTTAATTTCAGCAGGAAAACCACACGCAACGCGAAGCTGTCCCATTGGGAATGCCGGACCCGGATCAACCTTGCGATTTGGCGCTATGTCATCGTGACCAATCACATCGTCGAGATTGTAGCGTTTAACGAGCGCCTGAGCCAGTTCAGTGCAAGCATTTACCTGTGCCTCGGGATAAGCCTCCCATTCAGTAACAGGACCACCGTTCTTGTGGCGAGCTTTTACCAAAGGCAGTTTAGTCCACCTAGAAGCCAGTTTGGCATCGTCGCCAGCATTTGCCAGTTCAATGCCAATCGAACAGCTATTAAGGCCGTCAAACCCCTTCCATTTCGATTTGCCAGCGTGTCCACAAACCGTGTTGAACGGACGACATTGAATGATGGAGCCATCACGGTCGATGACAATATGGGCGGAAGCGCCTTTTGCGGCTGGAGTTTTCCAGAAATTGACGGATGATTGAGCAGTAGCCCCGCTCGTAAAATGAATGACAAGAAAGCGACGGATGGGCATTGGTGAACCACCTGTAATCGGGTCACGTTTCACGTCTTCAAGCCAGTGATTTTTGGTAATGTTCATACGTCTTGATTAAAGATGATGATAAGACCCCAAATGGTAAGCGCAACTGCCGTGAAGAGTAGGCCGCAAAACATAGCTGGTGGAAATTCTGCAATCATGGCTCCATGTCCTCCTCTATCATTCTAGCGTTATGCTTGTGCAGAAAAACAGCCAAATCTGTGCTTAATTTGTCCACCACCTCTTCAGGCAATGCCCATTCCCATTCGTGAAGAAACTCATGTATGAGAATGCGGAGGTGTGGTTGGCCACTAAGGCGGTCGTCTATCTCAATTCGTCCGTTTCCATGTGCAAGCCCGAGAGCGCGATGTCTCCCGAGCTTACGTCGTAGAACAGTTATAGAACTTGGCTTCACTTGTTCCGTATCTGGGCAACCATTGCGGCAGTCGCGCCACGAACACGTTTAGCGATAAAATTGTTGTTCTGGCCCTTGTGGCGATTAATTGCAGCCAAGATGCGATCCTCAAGCTTTTTGCTTTGAAAACGAAATGTTTCACCTTGTTTATGGGTTTCTTTGCCATTCTCGGACTTCTGGCGATAACAGCGAACACGAACCGTAATTCGGCGCTTAACATCCCAAACTGGAAACTCTTGCATCTCGAAAGCTCCTGATGCCAGACCGCCTTTGAGTAGGTCGTGAACCCGTTCTGGAGAGCATTGAAGCTCCATTGCGATCTTATCTTTGGTATCCCATCCGGCAGGAATGCTGTATTTCTGGATGTTGATTTTTTCGACTGCTTTTTGCCAGTTCATAGGTTTTTTACGTGGTGTATTTTGTGTTGTGTGGTTTATCCGACAAAGATGGGGAAGGTAACCGTTCTTCCATATCTCTTGTCAAAAATGAATCCAGTTTGTGAAGGTGGTTCGTATGGTGCTTTGATGACTACCGAGTAGGCGTTGTAGCCAATCAAACTACCGTTACAAATCCACTTGGGATTCTGTTGGCTTTGATGCCAGTGGCCAAAAATGTCGAGGTCAGCGGGAACGCCCTTGTTCCAAGACGAGATGGCCTTCTCAACCGGAATAGTCAAACCACCGACGCCACCTTGGTATTGCAAACCGTCTCCGTGATGAATGCGGAGAGTTTTGCCATAAAGCTCAAGGAGCAAGTGGTAACCATCAGAAACATGCCATTTAGCCTTGTTTCCCATATGCTTCGCCATTGTCTTGTAGAGCATCCACTCGTATGAATTGGCGGCACCCGTTGCGTGTCGTGGCTTGCGCGTGTTGCGTCCATGATTTCCATACACACAAGGAATCACAATCTCACCAAAGTGCTTCGACAAAAGCTCAACTCCACTGGCAATCTGATCCTGAAGCCACAAGACTGTCTGCGTAGGCGACAGGGCGTTGTTCTCCATCAATTCCTCATGGATATATCCAGTCATCAGGTCACCACCCAAAACAAGCACAAGGCGGTCAATTTTAGCCCCATGACGCTGAATCTGGGCCATACGGACAATGGATTGCCAGAAACGGTTGATACGCTGCTCAGCAATATCGAGATTGAACTCGTTGAGATGATTGATGGTTTTTCCTTCAACAGTTTCTTCCACATGCCAATCTGAAGCCACGGCCACAAACGTAGCCTCTGAGTCGGATTCTGTGGAGACTTTGATTTTAGAGGGGGCTGGTTTGTCAGAGGATATACCAAGAGCAACATTGAGCTGCTGGTCTTTTTCCGAGATAATAGTCAGAAGGTTTTTACGCTCGGCTTCAAAGTCAGCCACGGTTTTCTTGTGGCGAATTTCCTGTGTTTCGTGAACGGCTGTGGACCAGTTTTTCATTTGATTAAGGATTTAGAGCTTCTTGAACACGTTTCATATAAAGATCGGCTGAATACCAAAGCTCATTTACTTGAGCCTTATAAACACCATTTTTGGTTTGAATAGTCGATCCAGCCTCAATCTCAAGAGTGTCTGGACTGTAAAGTTGCATTGAGTTGGCGACGGTAGGCAAGGTTTGAGCGCAGCCGGTCAGCAATAGTCCGGTCAGCAGGAGTGCCTTTGTTTTCATGGTTAATGATCTGTTCGGTTAGAGACTCACATTCCTTCGTAACTTGCCATTGCAGCCACAAAGGAAAAGCCTTTGCGAGTGCGGCAAAGGCTTCAAAAGCGGCAGTGATGGCGGCTAGGATGGTCATTTTTCGTGCTAAATTCTGGAATATCCTTCCTCAAAAGCTGGCGATGGGCTAAATGACTCGTATCCATCGGCATAGAGGATATAGTAGCCACCAATAGTGGGAGCGTGTTTCTGTTGATACTCCCGAGTCACGACGATCCTGCCTTTGTGGCCCTCTGGCGTTTCGCAGAGGAGTCCCGTCTTGCCATCTTCGGCTTGCGGCTCGACCCCGGTGATTTTCATCGCCCACACGGTTTTGTGTGACCGATATTTTGGCATTTCCATTGATGCTCCTGATTCTTCCATAAATTTATTCGGGCTTCTTGTCAGTGACGTTTAAGCCAATGTGCTTGAGAAAAACAATAACCCTTTCGAGGATCGTATCATCTTTCGGAGTCGGAGTGAGCTTCACAATGATGCGAGCAGCGCCCATAATAAGGCCAACAGCAGCGCCAATTTCAACCCAGTGAGATGTGATGTAGGATATGATACTCATAATTTAGAGTGGTTTGATTGCTTACTTTAGCATCATTTTTTAACCGCGCTAGTAGCAACTCGGTTCAAAGTTCCTTTGATTTCAAAGATTTCTTTAGTGTGATCGTCTATTTTGGTTTCGGCAGAATCAAGCCTGCGATCATGCGAATCAATGACGGTTTCTAATTTCCCCTTCAACTCCCCAACACTGAGTATTTGAATGGCGACAGTTACGATAGCGGTGATGACACCGAGAAGCGTAAGGAGGCGATTTTGTGCGCGTTCACTCATGTTGTAGTAATTTCATCCCTACGGGAGTGGGTTAAAATGCCTAACTCAACAAGTTTGTCAAGACCAGAAATCACTCTTGGATCATTGGCATAAACTCCTACCAACCAAGTTGTTAATTCAAACCGCAATGCCGCTACCGTGGGGTCTGTAGATAGAGCAATTTGAGCCTTTTCTGGCATCGTAAATTCAGCCATGAATTGCTGAACATTCTGCCATGTTTTGCTTTGTTTTTGGCATTGAGACTCAGCCCATCCGGTAAGCGTTTGAAGCCTTTCCTCTTCGCTCATGGGAACTGATTCACCATTCACCATTTTTGTCATGGTGGCGTGCTGTGGATCAGCGAGAAGTTCAGCGAGGATTTGATCTTGTGTTTTCATTATTCACTCCATCCAAAAAGTCTGATTTTGCCGCCAGCCAAGTTTCCACTGGAGAAGAAGATTCTAACTGCATCCACAATAGCGGCAGAATCTCGATAGCCGGTGCCAACATAAATGTTGGGAGATGCTGAATTGTAAGTGCGTCCATAAAGCGACCACTCACAAAAAGTCTTTAGGCTAGTGTTGAGAGGATCAGGAAACACAATTTGGCCATAAACGCCTTCATCCGTTGCGCTTCCCACAAAGGCTCCCATTGTGAGAATGGAGCTTGATGTGCCTTGGGTTGGTCCATAAGTTCCCAAGGGGCCATAGGCATGTCCATAATCAGAACCACCAGAATCAAATGTGCTACCACCATTGGCAGAAGTGCGAATATAGATCGGGTATCCATCCAGCGAGCAATACACATTCTCGAATTGCAGCATGTAGCCTCGATAACTACCTGTCAGACTGAAATCCACATTGGCAGGGCTTCCAGTAATGGTTGTCGTGGTAATGAGAACCCAATTCCCACCAGAACCGCCGCCGCCAGCAGCGGCCCATTTCACTCCAGTCGCTTGTGCGCTATCAACAGTGAGCACATGTCCATTGGTCGCTCCCACAGCAAGACGAACATTATCAGTGCCATTGTGTACGATGATGTCGCCCTTGGTCGTAGTGGGAGCCAGCGCGTCAAAGGCGTTAGTCTGCGATGTTTGACCGGTTCCGCCGTTTGCTATTGGCAGGGTGCCCGTCACGCCAGTCGAAAGTGGCAAGCTGGTGCAATTTGTAAGAGCGCCGCTAGAAGGTGTCCCAAGAGCGCCTCCGTTTATTACGAATGCCCCAGAGCTACCCGTGTTTACGGCAAGAGCAGTAGAGACTCCTGTGCCAAGGCCAGTAATGCTGCCGACTGCGGGGGTTATTGTGTTTGTGCTAACCGCTGTAACAAGGCCCTTGGCATTGACGGTAACAGCAGGCGCAGCCGTGGCGCTTCCGAAACTGCCAACATTAGAGTTCACCGTTGCCAAGGTGACTGC